ACCGGTAACCCAAAGGTTACCTTCTTCCAAGCTGTCTACAAGCGTCACACTAACTTCGCGATGGAAAACATCGAACAAACTGTCAACGGTACCGCGGCCGACTCTGGCCGTGTGTCCGTCACTATTGCCCGTAACGGGGATTTGGTCGGCGACATGTACGTCGAGCTCCAATCCGCTGCGGCGAACACCAGCACCGCGGATGGTGATGATGCCTGCTGGGTCGCTGAACGTGCGATCGCGTCTGCCGAACTCTCCATCGGTGGTCAACGCATCGACAAGCACTACCAACGCTGGTGGCGTTTGTACTCCGAGCTTTACTTGGATGAAACCAAGAAGGCTAACTGGGCCAAGATGACCACTGCGGCTACCGGTAAGACTGTGTACTTGCCTTTGATCTTCTTCTTCAACCGCAACCCAGGTTTGTACTTGCCATTGATTGCCCTTCAATACCACGAAGTGCGCATTGACTTTGACTTGACCTCCACTTTCTCCACCTACTTGAGCACCACTGTGTTCAAGGTGTGGGCGAACTACGTGTACTTGGACACCGAGGAGCGTCGCCGCTTCGCGCAAAAGGGTCACGAATACCTCATCGAGCAAGTGCAACACACTGGCTCCGACACCGTCACTGCGGGTTCCACCTCCAACAAGCGTTTGTCCTACAACCACCCAGTCAAGGAACTTGTGTGGTGCTTCAACGACCCAGCGGCGGCGAACGTTGCCACTTCTTTGTGGAACTTCACCTCCGAACCAGCGGCGGCTGACATCGTCCTCGAATGCGACCCCCGCGCGGGTACCGCCTCCAACTGCTACGTGCCAATCGGCCAAGCGGGTGGTGTGCCACTCTTCAACGCGGATGCCTCCACCGCTGACTTCAGCGAAGAAGCTGTTGGCCCAATGACTGACTTCAAGTTGGTCCTCAACGGCCAAGACCGATTCAAGGCTCAAAAGGGTAAGTACTTCAACCAAGTGCAATCGTACAACCACCACAGCGGTAACCCATACGCGGGTGTGTACTCGTACTCCTTCGCCCTCAAGCCAGAAGAACACCAACCAACTGGTACGTGCAACTTCTCCCGCATTGATAACGCGCAAGTCGCGGTTACTCTCCCAGCGGCGGTTGCCAACACCACCATGCACATGTTCGCGGTCAACTACAACGTTCTCCGCATCCAATCGGGTATGGGCGGTTTGGCCTTCTCTAACTAAGCTTATTTCGGCTTAAATATATAAAAATCGTCTCGCGTAATACAAAATTAAATTTAAAAATTGATCAGAACGCAATTTTTAAATCTAATAGTATATCAAATGGCAAGCAAACAAAAAACAACACAGCAGCAATTGGGTATGTGGATTCCAGTATCAATCCTTGTTGCTGGTATTATTGTGTCTATTGTTGCGATTTCGCGTAATGGTCGCAATGGATATTTCAAACTTAAATAAATGACACAATGTAATAACAAATGCAAGACGTATACACAGACGGAAGTTGTTTGGGAAACCCCGGTCCAGGTGGTTGGGCCGTGACTGGCGCGGGCATTAATATGTCGGGGGGTAAAGATGGAACAACAAATAATGTCATGGAAATGACTGCCGTCGTTCAGGCACTTCAACAGTGTCTCGCACGCGACATTCTTGAGATAAGACTGTTTACCGATAGTAACTATGTCAAGAATGGAATAACTTCATGGATTAAGAATTGGAAGAGAAATGGGTGGCGCACCGCCGCGGGTACACCTGTAAAGAATAAGGGGTTGTGGATCGAAATTGATACTCTCCAGGGTAAGATGACCTCTGTAGAGTGGAAGTGGGTCAAGGCACACAATGGAGACCCACAGAATGAACTCGTGGATACCATGGCACACCAAGAGGCCACCGAGATTAAAAATAGCCGCGTAAAATAATGGCTGCAGAGGATGAACATACACATCATCCTTGGTGTGACAAGCAGGAGAAGCTCCTCAAGTCGTGGGCCGAGAGAGCCGCGGGATATCGCTGGCTTCATAACCACGCACGCCTTCACTTCAAAAAACAGAATGATTACCTGTCATACCCGAGTATAATCATCGCGAGTATCACAGGTGTTGGGGGATTCGCGGTTCTCAATCCAAGTGGGAATGATAGCGTTTCATCAGAAACTCGCGCTAAAATTATGATTGTGCAGTACTTCTTTGCGTTCCTCAATGTTTTGGGTGGTATCCTCACATCTATAGGTAAGTTCAGTCAAAGTTTGAGTCTCTCAGAGGCACACTCTGCGATGTGTGTACAATATTCCAAGTTTTATAGAAATATAGATATGGAATTGTCCCTCGATGAGAATGACCGCACAGGGGTTGTTGATTTTGTGAAGAAGTGTCGCGAAGAGTATGATAGACTTCTTGATGAAGCCCCGGATATTCCCGCGATATCTATAGAAGCGTTCAATTTGGAGTTCCCTGATAAAGTGAATAAACCTGATGTGTGTAATGGTCTAAGTATCATTATTTGTGATGAGACCGCATCACAACTCGCATCTAAACGAGCCGTGATGAGGTGGTTAGGGGCGTTTAAGGGTGTTGTGGGTGTCACCCGCAAAAGTAGAGATATAGACGACTTAGCTAGAATGGAAAGTGCATGATTTATCAGCCACCAAAGCATAGAAAGTTGTAAATAGAATCAATATAGGTAACAAAACTTTCTGTCTCTGAGGAAAGAAAGCCAGACCCAAAATGATTAGACACAATATATACATGTACAAGAATTGTGTGTATTCAATTATAGCTCGTGAGTATCTCCCAATACTTGGAGAACCTGGGTATGAGACAAATATGGCATCTGTGTCATATTTTTTGTCCAGAGGTCCAAAGTTTTTAAAGATTTTCTCTTCTTCGTCAACTTTTACAAATTCAGACTTTTGACAAACTGTATTTATATTTGTTTGATCATCTTCACACTTTTCAGCCAGTGCTTCATCTATGACACTTTTGAGTTCTTTCGAGTAACCCATATAGAGACCCGAGTTTGCGGTAGATTTTTTACCACACTTTCCAAAAATCAGATGTGTGAGAGGTTTTCCAGGTACTTCTGGATCTTTTGAGACAAGGACTTTACAATCACACTCCTTGAAAAGTTCAACAACTTCGCGTGGATCTTTATTGATCTTTGTATCAAAACCATCAAGGAAAATAACAATGTCGTCATCACCCTTGGTTTCAAGGTGTTTTGTCATTGCCTTGTATTTATCACTAAACCCATTCCATTTAGTTTTCCAACCCAACACAGTCACTGGAACACCAAACTCATTATTGACAAGCTCTTCAAACATACCCTGAGATTTGTTCGCGTATGTTACGATTTCCAGAGACATATATTATTATCTCAGAAATAAATAAGAATGTGGCTTCTACTAATTGTACTATTTTTGCTATACATCTACCTCACATCAAACAATAAGGTCAAATTCGTGAGACCAGTGGGTGGTGATACAGGCTACAAACTTCTTGATGTTTTCAGTGAGAGTGAAGTCAACTACATTTTGGGGCTCATAAACTCTAAGAAGTATCTGGACGCCCAAAAGTTTATCCACAATCATAGTGGTTTACTGACACAAATAAAGCGAGTGTTGAATGAAGACTATGTTTTTATGGATTATATTTTCACAATAGAAAAGTCAAGTATTTCAACCTGTCACCGCGACGAAAATGGAAGTGTATTTACACCACAAAATAAATACCCATCATATACAATTATATTCTATCTTGAACCAATGAAAGCATGTCTTGATATTATTCCTGGAAGTCACAAAGAGAGGAATGCAATCTACCTATCAAACCCACTGGAAAGTATTCCATGCAAACCAGGTCAGGCTATTCTGTTTGACGCCGACCTTGTTCATTCTGGTTCAATTAATACAAAAAATGACAACAAACGAATTCAAATGAAAATAATACACAAAGATGATTTAGATAATTTGAAGGAGTTTCATAAGTATTACAAAGTTGGTGATGCAACCAAAGAAACTTCTATGAAAAGCACTCTTTTTTACAGACGACTGTCATGTATGTTCCCAGGTGTGGCAGACTTTACTAAAAATGGAAATGCGCTTCACCCAGTTTTAAACAAATTGTATAAGAAACTGGTGTATGGTAAAGAAGACAATTACAAACTTAAAAATGTAGAACAATAGATTTATAAAATGAATATTGGTATCCTCACCGCTGGTGGTGTCTGCCCGGGTGTCAACACCCTCATCCGGTCAATCACCCTCCGTGAAAAGAACCAAGGAAACAAGGTCTATGGCTTCAATGGGGGATTCAGAGGTCTCAACGCAAATATTCAAGAATATTTTGAACATAAATATCTCGATGACGGACCGGGTACATTTTTAAAAACGTCCTATGATTACGTCGATATCGACAAGGCGGTCAATACGTTGAGAAACTACGACCGTTTGTACTGTATCTGTGGAAACGAGTCTATGAAATCTGCGAGAGACTTGGCCCTTGATGACCGCGTGCATACAAATATTATTGGAATCGCCAAGACGGTGTTTAATGATATTCACGGTTTAGAGTCCATTGGGTTTCAAACAGCGGTTCAGGAACTTGCCAGATACATTGATTGTGCGTTCATTGAAGCGACATCTACAGATTCTATTGTATTCCTAGAGGCTCCCGGGAGACACAACAGTAAATTGGCTGTATACGCGGGTCTCGCAAGGAGTTCAAAGATTACGAGTGTTATTACACCAGATACAGAGGATGATTACCGTACGACGATTGAATATGGCTATGCCAACAATGGCTACGCGGTCGTTGTTGTCTCTGAAATGTGCGACTATAGAGACCTCCTCACAAGTCTCTCTGTCAAGCCCAAGGTCATTACACCTGGCTACCTGATTAGAGATGTTGAACCGTGTATCTACGACAGCATATTGGGTGAGCGTATGATTCACGAGGCGTTTGATCACGCACAAATACACAGAGACTTCATCAAGGGTGCGACGAGTATTCTTCCGTTCAAGGATTATCTCCGTATAGTGTAGGTTGAATGTTTCAAGCGCTGTACAGTGATCCCAAGTTTGTGGGTGCTCAAACATCACCGCCAGACCAAGTTATGGTCATAACAGAGGATGGAATTGAATATTACAAGTCCAATGTAATATTTAGGTCTACAGCTACAATTGATAAACTCTCAAAAGAAGTTAAAGGTACGGTACGTGGTAAAGAAAAGATAACCCAACTCTTTGTGGTTCCAACGACGAGACAGAAAGGTCGTTTTACAGTTACAGAGTATGAACTGTGAGCTCCTATAACACAGCGGTTAGTGTGTCGTGCTTATACACTATGTATACTTGGACGGGTCTCGCACCCCGTAAAGGCACGCGGAAATCTGGGATCGACACCCAGTAGGAGCAGATTACCTTTTAGATATGTGTCCCATATGTAAAAGATAAATCCTTGTGTATAATAGATGATAACCCGCAGACGTGGTGTGTTCTACAAAGATGGTCGTCCAGTCCCAGACACTGAACAACA